CGCAATCAATAATGCTACATTCATAATTTTTTTATTTTCGTTAATAATAGAATCCTTATCAAGTGATGCAGCATATTGGTCATAAATTGACTCTACCTGCATATTTTCGATAGTTTGCTTATCCAGTTCCTTCAGGTTCTTTGCGACCGCACTCACCTTCTTACCCACAAAACCGTACGACACCATTTCATCTGCATTCAACCAGTGGTCTTTACCATCAAACCACAATGCCTTAACTTCATCTTGCGTTTTACCGGAACGTTCCGAAACTACTTTGATAAAATTATTCTCCATATCCTGGAGCAGCTTAGCAGTATTCAAGTGAGCATCTGCATCACCCATTTCGCCCGAACTTGGTCGGTGAACCATACCAAAAGCGTTCTCGGCTATTTGAATATTTTCAACTGGAATATAAGGCAGAATAAAGCACCCCATTGAAGCGGCTAACCCATCAATAATGATATTGATTTTAAGATCAGACCTTCCAAAAGCATTACCAATCACATTACCTTCGAATACCGACCCCCCATAGCAATGCCAACGGATAGTTAGTTCTTTGAAACCGGCAGTTTCTAAACCGTCAAGAAACGATGTAAATGTGTCTCCATTGGCAAACCAGCCTCCAATGTTACCATAGAGCTTTGTTTCGGCATGAGTATTTGTAATTTTCTTGTAAAGCATGTGTATTTGTCGTTTGTAAAACTTTAAAGCGATGCAAACTTACACCACTATTCAAGCACTACAATCACCAGTATTAAAGCCGCTTTATAAAACTTTAAAGCCGCTTTAAAGAATAATAAAGCGGCTTTATTTCACACAATCAAATCCATACTAATGAAGCGTATTTTTGCATAAATAATCTGTATTAAGATGGCAAAGAAAGTAGAAAACAAAGCAAAAAAAGAAGTGAGTCAGACTGAAATCAAGTATGCCGAGTCGCTCTATGTTGAAAAAGGAGTAAGCCCACAGGCCATTGCACTTGAACTCGACCGGAATATCAAAACGATTTATTCATGGCGCGATAAATACAACTGGGAAGAAACGAAAGAGCTTTTTGAATCCGGTCCGATGGAGCTCAAAAAAATATTGCTTAAGGAAGCTGTACGGATTGTAAAGGGTGAAAAGTCGCTTGATGATAATGGTCAAGCAAAACCAGGCATTGATGCCGACTCACTGAGTAAGGTGATGAAAGCCTATGACTACATGAATAAAAAGCTTTCAGTCGAAGTATTCCGGGATGCCTTTGTTGACTTCGACAATTGGATGACTACCATAGACCCCAAAGTTGCTTTTGAGTTTACCAAATACCATAAAATGTTCCTTCAGGATAAAATTAGCCAAGAAGCATAATGTCATCAATTAAGCACAATAAGATATTAGCCGATTACGATAAGCACTGCATTCGTATTGGTCAGGCTACATCTATCAACCTGAACGAAAGTCATGTTGATAAGATGAACCGTATTGCTGACCTTGAAAAAGACTATATTCGTTGGTTTGAGTACTATTTCCCGAACTATGCAAAGAAAAAGTCAGCTTCATTTCATAGAAAACTGGCCAATGCCATTATAGCAAACAAAAAGATAAAGGCTTTAATGGAGGCTTACCGCTCATCCGGTAAATCAGTACACATCGACCTTGGTATTCCTTTACACTTATATCTAGCCAAAAAAGACTTGCATTTCATGTTGTTGATTGGTGAAAATGATAAAAAAGCAAAGGCACTACTTTCAGGTATTCAGGCACAATTGCAATATAACCATCGTTTAAAAAACGACTACGGAAACAAGTTCCAACAGGGAGACTGGTCTGACGGTGACTTTATGACATCCGATGGCGTCCGTTTTATGGCCATTGGGTTTGGAGTATCACCACGTGGAGCACGTGAAGGTGCTGAACGTCCTGACTATATTGCAGTGGATGACGTCGACAACAAGAAGCACGTCAAAAATAATGAACTAATGTCCGAAGCAGTTGACTACATCAACGAGGACATTATGGGCTGTTTTGATTCCGATGACGATGCAACTGAACGTTTTGTATATGCTAACAACAACTTCCACAAAAACTCTATTACCAATCGGTTAGTAGAATTCTTTAAACTCAAAATAAAGGAAGCAAAGGCCGCAAAAGAAAAGACTGACTACTTTCATTTACGTGTAGATGCTGTAAAAGACATCAATACATTTGAACCAACATGGCCTGAGAAGACATCGGCAGAGTACTGGAAAAAGAAATTTGCATCAACAACCTACCGGTCATTTATGCGCGAGTACATGAATACTCATGTATCCGAAGGTAAGGTGTTTAAGGCTGAATGGTTGCAATATACAAAGATATTACCATACAAAAAGTACGATGCTATTGTGGCTTATGGTGACCTTTCGTGGAAAGATGAAGCATGTCATAAATCACTTGTATTCCTAGGCAAAATAGGCCGTCAATTTCACATACTTCACGTATTCTTTAGACAAACATCACGTACACAATTAGCTTCATGGTTATACGATATTTTCGAGGATAAAAAACTAGATCGTGAATCAATTCAATACATGATTGAAGGCTTATTTGCGATGTCCGAATTTGTCAATGACTTCGACGAAGAAGGTGACCAACGTGGATATTACATACCAGTTGTACCATCAATGCGTACAAAAGCAGATAAGTTCGACCGTATCGAAGGTATATCCGGTTTCTTTGAACGTCGGAACACGTTTTGGAATGAAGCTGAAAAAGACACAGCAGATATGGAACTGGCAAAAGAAACCTATTTAGCTTTTGAAAAAGGGGCTAGAATACCTCTTGACTTTCTTGACGCTTTGCATGGAGCATTTACAGAAGTCAATGCAATATCATTTGTGGCTAAATTTGAAATTCATACAACTAAACGCACAACGTTTCAAAAAAACAGATACTAATGGCACGATTTCTACAAAAAGAAGACTATGCAATGCAAGTCAAGTCTGAAATAATCAAATTACTACTCACTTCAAATGATGATGAGTGGTTTCAGGTAGCAGCATTAATAAGGGCTGAGAATACAGCTATTTCACAAATAAAAAATCGTATCGGAAAGCGGTATGATTGCGCCCAGGTATTTGCACCGGCAGGTGAACCAGATGAACGCGACCAATGGATAGTAACAATAACTATCGACATTGCATTATATCACCTGTACAGCAAATCAGGCTCAAAAGATGTACCACAACACCGACAAGACCGCTATCAGGATGCCATTGATTGGCTTAAAGATGTAGGTAATGGTGAAACTTTAGCCGACTTACCTACACTAGTAGACGAGAATACAGGCGAAGCATATAGCGAATTCAGGCTATCAAGTCGTAAACCTGAGAATCATAAATGGTAACTTTAAACTCACTTTAAAATGAATATAAACGAAAGATATGCCCAAAAAAAAGGCTATTCAACTCCAACAGCAGCTGCAACTTCATCGCCTAGCAACGACATTATTTTAAAACTTGTACAAGAATTTCAAGACAGAGGACGTAAAGGGATTGACAAGTGGAGAAATGGACTAAAGCTAGCTGAGAACCCTGATGACCCTCGTTGGTATTTATTACAAGACTTGATTGATGACTTGGTTTTAGATGCTCACTTATCATCTGTTATTGATGTTCGCAAGTTGGGTACATTGAATCACCCGTTTTATGTCACCGATATAAATACAGGTGATAAACTTGACGAACAAACCAATTTTCTAAACAAACAATGGTTCTATGAGTTTCTTGACATGGCTCTAGATGCTATTTTTAGAAAATATACAGTCGTTCAGCTATTTAATGAAAATGGAGTTATACGTTTATCATTGATTCCACGTCGTAATATCTGTCCGCAAAAAAAACGTCTATATTTAGAAGTCGGAGGCAATACATTCATTGATTATTCGGCCGAAGCTGATGTAATTGAAATATCACACAGTTCAAAGTTTGGTTTAATTAATACAGTTGCTCCGAATGTTATATGGAAACGAAACCTTATGCAGTCAAATGCTGAGTTCTCAGAACGTTTCGGAATGCCTCTTATCACAGCTACTACGGCCAACAAACAGGATGTAGATCGGATTGATGCTGGCTTAAAAACCCTTGGAGAGTCAGGAACTGGAGTATTACCAAAAGGCTCTGAGATACAGGTTCACGCGCTGGCCAATGCTGGAAATCCCGAAAAGGTATATCTTGACCCGGCTAAGTTTCACGATAACCAAGTCTCAAAGTGTATGATTGGTTCAACAACCATGGTCGATGAGGGTGCAAACCGCTCACAAACGAGTGTACACCAAGAGACATTGGACGATAAAATATCAGCTTCAGACAAGCGTATGATTATGTTTGTTGTAGTCGATCAGCTTTATCCTGTATTACAATCATTTGGTTTCCCATTCGACAACACTAAAATGTCATTCAAATTTGATGATAATGAGGATTTGTCACTTACCGAACAATGGAAAATCACTTCAGAAGCACTAGCTCATTATGATTTAGATGAAAATGAAGTGATGAAAACATTCAATTTGCCTATTACAGGTGTGAAGCAAAATACAGGTGGAGGACTGTCCGGAAATTTCAAGTAAGGAAACAACCTGGGGCAAAGGTTGTTTCCCGTGCCTTATACGAATACTCATGCCCGGACTGCGGTGGAACTCACCCAACGGCTACAGTTACATTACCGCCTGACTATTTCGGAAAACTCACACCTGAAGTTGAAAAACTTATCGGTTCAGTTCATTCAGGAACAAAGCCGGGTAATTCAATACTGAAGTTGATTGGCGGTTTACTGACCGATAAAACAAGTGAGTCATTCAGCAACGTTGCAGTTGATTGGACAACGCCTGATGCCGAAATGCTCACACGCCTGACGCGTGATGTATGGAGTTTCAGTGCAGCAAAGGATTACCAGCAAATGCGCGACTTAACGCTTGCTTTAAAAGACGAAAACGGCAAGTTACGCGAGTTCGAAGCATTCAAAACAGAAGCGCAAAAGATTTGCGAGAAGTATAACGAAACATGGTTGCGTACTGAGTATGACATGTCAGTTGCTTCATCACAGAGCGCATCGCGTTGGGTTCAGTTCACCAAAGATGCAAAGGACATTCCATTTTTGGAGTATCAAACTGTTGGCGATGACGCTGTACGTGCAAGTCATGCCGTATTAGATGGTATAGTTCGCAATATCAGTGACTCGTTTTGGTCTATTCACTACCCACCAAATGGTTGGGGATGTCGCTGTGAAGCTATTCAAGCACCCGGTGCGCATGGAAATAAAAAAGACATGCCGTCTGACTCACCGGTACCTGAAATGTTCCGTACAAATTTGGCTCAAACTGGTTTGATTTATCCAAAGAATCACCCGTATTATGTTGGCATTCCAAAGGCCGAAATACGCAAATCAATAGCTTATTTACCACCTGAAAACACTTATCTAACCGTAAGTATTGGAAATAAGACAGCGATTGATATACACCCATTACATGGCGACAAAGAGTTGAGCAAAAACATTAATGCTTGTAAAGTACTGAAAGGTATTGATAAAAAGGCAAAAATAAAATTGCTTCCAATTATTGAAGAGAAAGACAAAGCTGCAAAGAAGCTGTTTTTACCGGATAGTTATTTGAAAACCTATCCATTGAAGAACGCCGACATGCTGTACAATGGTTCAGTAGTTGAAATTGAAGTCTCATCGGGTACAAAGTCATCCATTCAAAATGGTATAAAGCATGGCAAACGTCAATCTGATTTTGTGATGCTACAATTACCTGATGATAATGATTTAGATAGTGCAGTTCGTATTGCAAAAGGTCAAATGCAACACTATACAGATAAAGAAGACTTGACACTTTGGCTATTCAACAAAGATGGTAAACGTGAGTTTACAACAAAGAAAAAGCGTTAACAACCGAAGTCGCTAACGCTTTTTGA